CCTTCCCGCGATGTGGTGGATGTCTGGCGGAGTCGTCACGTTCCACTCCATCAGACAAACTATGCAGCCCAGCTCCCGGCACTGATCCATCCATTTCCTCTCCTCTTTGGTTGGTGAATGCGTCTGCAAAGTAAATCTCCACTGAGTTAATTTTGAGCTGCTGATATCTCGCCAGGCTTTCGATCAGCTCAACGATCTCTAGCGGGTCACGCTTACCAACAGCGACCTCCATAATTATCTTCATCCGCTCAGGCTCCATAGACCCTCCGTTCCTCCCTCAGAAGCGCTTGTTGCGACTGCCATGTTTTGAATTCCACTTCAGCCGCGAGCAGGTTGGCCCGTGCCGCTGCAACGGTGGCTTTAGCGGCACCTCTCGCAGTCCTAACGTCAAACATTTCGTCTGTGCTGTCCGCGTATCGCTGCTGCGCTGTACCAGTTTTTGCCCCGTGATTATGTTCCGCGAAAAATTGTAACTTGGCAAACTGTCGCTTCTCTTCCGCGTCCGCCCTTGCGAGTTCCCTTTCTGACATGGCTAACTGCGCACCTGCTGCGCGGATACCGTCCGCAAATCTTTCTTGGTCAATGCTCATCAGCCGTCCAGTCTATTCCAGTCTATGTACCGCACCTTCTGCCCTGTTTTGTCAGTGTACTGTAAGCTGCCAGGATCTAAGTTGAATCCCATCGCACCCATAAACGAACCTTTTCTATTCTTCACGCAACTCACCCATACGTCCCATCTGTCCGCATCCGGACCTTCTGGCACAATGCTCCGCGAACGCGCCAATGCCTTTTTTGAATCGACACTGAGGGTCAATACCCCGTCGGCCAAATCTGTGATGACGGAAGTGCCTTTCACGTCATCCTTTGTCTTATTATCACGTCCGTCGCCCTTCCTAGTGTGCGTGACCAGGAATATCGTAACAGGCCAGCGGCGTTTGAAATCGCAAATCTTTTGAACCACCTGATGAACCTTCAGATATTGATCCTCGTCCAGGTTCGCAAAACACGTCAATGAGTCAATGACAATCACATCGGTACTGAAACGACGATGTGCGTACTCACACGCTTCCAGCACCGCGTCGATGTTGGCAACGCTGGACACCGGGTCATGATAAAGCTGCAGATGTGAATCGATGTGTCGGATACCCGCAAGCATGTAGTCCCTGCTCGGCCCCGAAAGGCCGCACACCTGGCGAGTCAAGCGCTTCAACGTATCTTCAGGGTCCATTTCAAAGCTGGCAATGAAACATTTCTTCCCCTGACGGATCGCGTTGAGACAAAGTTGTCCCAGGTACATTGACTTTCCGCTTCCCCCAGCACCGGAAAACACCCAATAGTCGTGCTTCCTAAACCTCAAGTCGATATTCTCTGCGCGACTCCAACCCAGGCCAAATCCTGCCGCTTCTTCCTGATGATCCGGGTCAAAGCTTTGCCAAAGTATCTCTGCGTAATCCTCTGGGGAAACGATATGGGGCGGCGTTGCCCACGACTCGTCAATTGCGTTGGCGAGAATTTTCGCACCCGCCTCATACCCATCATGCATGAGTAGGTCATTGATGTCCTTACGCGGAAGGCGTACACGATAGGCTTTGCCAGGAAACTTCGCCATCAGGGCTTCAGCAGCCCTGTCGCCAGGTTCGTCCTGGTCTGTCGCTACAAAGATTTCGGTGAATTTGTCGAGTCTATCAAAGTCGGCCTCTAACAATTTTGAGACCGAGTTGGCACCGGACGGTAATGACACCGTAGGATAACCCAATTCAACCCCGGCGATAGCGTCCTCTTCACCCTCAACAATCAGGATTTTTGTCTCGCCAGAAGGAACCATGTGCCAACCATAACCACACTGCCGCATACCCTTCTGACCACACATACCAGGCCGTCCGGCGTAATCAAGCGGCTTGTTTTTCAAAAAAACAACCTCGTCCGCATCGGGATACATGAAAGGATACACAATATCGTTGCCGCCAGTATTCAGGTCGTCCGTTTCGTATAGCTTCCAGTGGAGACATATCTGTCCGGGATCTCTGAACCCCCGAGATTCCAGGTAACGGTGAAGGTTTGGCGATGTCTCTAATCTGGCTGGCATTCTTGGAGGTGAGGTGATTTTTTCTTTTTTCGCCCTGAACATTTTTTTTGAACCGTTCGTTTCGTTCAGCCGGAACCTGTCCGTTGCCCATTTGCAGGCGTCCTCCCGGCGAAGGCCGAGCTTTGCCTCAATCAGGTCGAGCATGTCCCCTGAACCGCCTGACCCGGCGTTTTCAAACCACCGGCCATCTTCTAGCCGAACCTTCAAAGACTGGCCGCGCTCACCTTCAAGCGAACCAACTTGGAAATACTCACCGACCCTGGTCCCGTTGGGGAAAAACTCAGTGCAAAGTTCTAGCGCGTATGAGTTGGTCGCCAACGCGATATCCCGAATCCTCATAACACCCACCGCTGCGGATCGCTTTTCAGGCGATCCGGCAGGTTCCAGCCCGGATCAGCTATCTGCTGCCATGCCTTCGCGATTGAGTAGTCAATCACCCCTGGCACGTCGAATCCAGCACGAGATAAAGCAAGTACATTGTGAGTTGCCAAATTCAGGGTGCGAGTAGCGATTGACTGACCGTTCCACTTATATTCGAACCAGCGAACCCAAGCCGACTCATCGCAGCAATCAGGTCGCACCCTCTTTAGGTGATTAAAGGTTTCGGTTTTACTCTTCTTCTTCTTCTTGTTTCTGCGACTGTCAGACGCTACCCCCTGGCGACTGTTGGTCGCCACCCCCAGGTTCAGACGATATTCGTTGGAGTCGAGTGAGCCATCGGCTTTGTGGCGATTTATGCGACGTACCAGATTGTCGCTGGTCCTGTTGGTGTGGACCGAACAACGATGAGCTTCTAATTCTGAAAGTGCGCGTTCGACGCTACGCCTGTTCAGGCAAGCGGTCCTCGCGATAGTGTCTATACTGGGGTAGCAGTTGCCGGTTGACGGAGACAAGTGATGAGCCAAAATCACAAGTACTATTCTTTGGTGTGTAGAATCGACACACTCTGTTTGTAACGCCAAATCAACGGCGTCAAAACTCATTTTTGAGCCGTCGGGGTGAGAGCTTGGTTTTGGTCACAACATATCCTTTTTTTGTGCCGGATGGATACTGCGACAATGCTAATGGTTTTGCAACATTTTTTGGCAGGTTGTTTTTTATTTGCCGCTGACATAGAATCGATTCAACCATGGAGAAAAATATGGATGAGCTTTCTTCCAGCCACCTGGCTGACAACCCCTCTCGCAACTTTACGACTAGCGATTCCATTGTGAATATCGCGAAAGCATACGTCGCCGCCTCGCCGTCGCTGATGAATCACGATAAAAAGGAACCGGGACACAATTACAAATACACAACAATCGAAAGATTGCTCGATCTCTATAAGCCCATTCTCGCCAAACACGGCCTTGCCATTCTAGCATTGCCATTTTCGAAACAAGGTCACGTCGGAGTAACCAGCATGTTACTCCACGCTTCTGGTGAGTTCATTGCATGTTCTTGTGCTGTCCCCCTGCCCAAAGGAAGTAGCAACCGAGGCGGTGAGTTAGAGAAGGCCACTGGCGGCATCATCACCTATCTTCGTCGATATTTATTCGAAAGCTCACTGGCCGTCGCGGGAGACAAAAAGCTCGATCCCGATGATGTGACTGAGCTGGCAGCGGCGGCTAGTGAGCTTTCGAATAAAGCCCAGCCGCCGCACGAGAAGGAAGCTGGCGACATGGATGCGTTGCTGAATAAATGCACAACGGATATTGGAAAGCTGTCAACTATGCCGCAAGCCAAAACACGGTTCGAACAATATAGAAAAACTGTCAGCGGGTCGGTTTCGGCGGCAGACCTGGACGTACAATGGTCAACGATTTGTGCCACATATGGATTTGAACTTGAGGCGGCAGAGCCGTTCGGCCCGGAGGGTTAGGCTGTGAGTGATGTTGATTATCTCAACCTGGAGCAAGGCTCTGACGAATGGCGCAAGGCCAGGGCTGGGCTGGTAACCGGCACCGGATGCAGCGTACTAGAGTCACTTCATCCTTATCAAACCCCAGCTCAGTGGGTTCGCGAACAAGTGCGAGCGCTGGCTGGCGTTGATTCAGAGGTCATCGTAAACGATGCTATGAAGCATGGCACTGATACGGAACCTGAAATCGTATCATGGTATGAGCGGGAATTTTTGAATGGGATGAAAGTCAGGCAACCGGGCCTGGTCAAACACCGAAAAGAACGCTTCCTCGCTGCCTCACCAGACGGACTGGTTGGCATGTCTGGCGGCATAGAATGCAAGGCCCCCTTCTATGCCAAAAACGCCTATAGCGTCTACGACACGACGAAAATAATGTACCTATGGCAATGCCACCACGTCATGGAAATCTGCGACTTGGAGTGGATTGACTTCATTTGCTATCTGAAGGGACGGGGTGACCCTGTTGTGTCTGTCGAGCGACTGTATCGCAAAGAGGATTGGCTAGACGAGTTGGTCGATGGGCGTTTGTTTCCAAAACCGAGAAAGGGTAAACACCCGCGAAAGACGCTGTATCAAGCGTGGTGGAATTACGTCATGGACGAATTTCAAGATCCGGAAAGATGCCAGAGGCACCTTGACCCGCTGCAGGCTGACGCACAACTGGTGACGGATGATGAAGATTTGAACCAGCTCGATATGCTGCGGGGGAGAGAAGAACGAATACTGACAGAGGTCGGCCCCCAACTTGAGGAACTGGAAGAGGTTAAAAAGCAGCAAGCAGTACTTAAAAATGTGATCGCTGACCGATACGAAGGCACGGTTACCAATGGGGCGACTGTGGTTAAGGTTGTCACGAAGCAACCGCCTATCGATTGGCGGCGGGTGAGCGAATTCCTGGGCGGCGAGCAAGCCGTTTTGGACCATGGCGGCGTAATTGAAGAGTTTCGCCGGAAGACAAACACGAGACAAGTGTCAATTAAAGTGCAAGGAGACATGATATGAGCGATTTCGAACATAAACCCAACAACGGGTCATTATTCAAGCTGTCCTCAACAGACAGAAACGAACAGTACAAGCGGCTGGAGCAGTTTGACTGGTTCCGGGGCCTTGAGGAGGAAGAGAAGAAGGCGAAAACCCCCGCCGCGAGTGGCAGTATGAAGATAGGTTGTCCAGCGTGTGGTGAGCTATCTGACTTTTTTATCGACCAAACAAATGAGACTACGATGGGCGGAAAACCAATCGCCAAGCTGCGGTTCAACCCGAAGAAGGTTCAGGCCCAGCCACAAGCGAGCAGTAGCTTATCCTTCGACCAGGACGATGACGTTTTCTGATGGCATTGAAGATCACGAGAACTGCCGACAGCATCTTTTATCTGGGCAGAAATTTAAACACCGAGTGGCTGAAAGACTCCTGCGACTATCAGGTCTGGGTTCGCAGGGTCAACAATAGGGACGAAGTGTGGAGCGTGGTTGTAAACATCTTGACGCAAGATGGTGTTTCGGAACAGGTTTTACTGGACAGGATCGATCCTGACCTCTACCTGGGACAGGATATCACTATCACACTAGAGGAGATTCAAAATCACATGCTGGCTCGGAAGCCGTTTTGCCCCGAATGCGGTAGAGGCGATACGGCTGAACGGCGGCCCGTGCCGCAAGCGCGGTTGGCGATAAGCGCACCCGCAGAGGTGACAATAATGCGAGATGACGCCAAGAAAAAATCGTAACTTTGAACACGAAACAAGGAGAAATATCGATGAGTAACATAGATAAACTGGTGCTAAAAAGTGCCGTCAACGGATTTTACACCATTCAGAAAAGCCGTATTCAAATTGGTAATGCCTTGGTGGCAAATTTCAAGGAGAAGCTCGGACAGGACGCGGGGGCGACAGAAGAGACGCTCGATATCGACGCAGAGATGCTACTGTCAAGCTTACGCGAATCGTACAAACGGATTACAGATGGTGTTACACGCATGAACCACCGCACGTTCAAGCGCGATGGACACATAAGCACCTTCAGCGAGTTGGCGTTGGTGGAGATGTACACCAACCTGCTCACTGACGAGGAGGAGGCGGAAAAGAAGATCGCACACGCGGTCAAAGAGTTTCCACTCCACACGCGATTTCTTGAAAACGTAAAGGGCTGTGGTCCGCTGATGTCGTCGGTAATCATCGGTGGCTTTGATATTTATAAGGCGGAGTACCCATCGTCGCTACACGCCTACGCTGGACTGGACGTGGTTAAGGGCGAGGGGCGAAGCCGTCAAAAGCACCACCTGGTAGATCAAACTTACACCGATGCAGATGGCGAAACGCAGACTAAAAAAGGAATCAGTTTCAACCCGTTCATAAAAACAAAACTGATCGGAGTGCTTGGGCCGTGTATGATCAAAGCACAAGGCTCGTACAGCGAGGTGTATTATGACTATAAGAATCGGCTGGAAAGCAACCCCGCCCACCAAGATAAAACCAAGGGTCATCGCCACAATATGGCCGTGCGCTACATGATCAAACGATTTCTTGTAGATTTATACAAAGAGTGGCGGACCCTGGAGGGGTTACCTGTTGCTGATGAGTACAGCAAAGCCAAGTTGAACATTACGCACAAAGCAGCGTAACAACCACAATCGTCAAGCGTATGTAGACATACATCCACACTTACAAAACGTGCCATGCCGTATTAGACACCCATTCCGTTGAAGCGAGTTAAAACAGATACATTAGTGAGAACCGATGGAAAAGACATCCACGTAAATCTAATGAGCCATCGATTCCGAGACAACCACAGATTTGTAGCGTATCAAAAAGTACTAGGTATCCACCTAAACAAAAAGAGCCAGGAAAATTAAAACAATCATTTTGCCTTAGCGTATCAGACAGGAATAGACACCCATGCGGGACAAGTGAGTCACACGTCACAACAACAACCGCACGCGAAAAACGGACCACATGGCTCGATACAACCAATAATTTTCAGTGAGTCAGCCATCCTAAGACAACCAAATTCGGTAAACGGACCAGATAGAGAGAGACAACCATCACGAAGAAGTGGGCCTGTAGTAGATATACAACCACACTTACAAAACGTGCCACCATGTGTGAGACACCCAATTCTTGGTAGCGCAAGGAGAAAATTTTGAAACATGAAAACATATGCTTTTCAAACCTTGCTGAACGGTACTTGGACAGCGAGACGATTCATGGAAACAGGCGTAGTGAAGCAGTCACGATTATCACTCGGCGGCTGATTCAGCGCTTTGGGAATCTCAAGCTCGCAGATGTAAACTGGCCCGTTGCTATTGCCGAAATGGTCCGAGAATTGAAGGTGGATGGCGATATTTTTGCAGCCAAGAGACGGAAATATTCTAATGCCTACATCAATATTTATATCACCACGCTCAACGCAATGT